CTATATGTTTTTAATTTACCTGCATTTTCTGGAGCATTACTATATGCTTCCATAATTTCACTTTTTGTATGAGACTCTAGGTAATACGAATCATCATCAATTTCAACCAGACGCATATTCACTTCCTATTAAGCATATCCAAAAGGTCGCTTGTGCTACCCACAAAGACATTGTTGTTTTGGATGTTGGTTTGATTGTCTGGGACTAATGGATTTACCGCCGCAAGTTTCTTCTTGATTTCTGCACGTTTCGCATGTGCATCTAACAAATCTTTGTTGGTATTTGCCATAGCCGTGATAGCATTCACAAGGACTTCATAAGCCCTTGGAGATTCACTAGACACAGCAAGTTCCATCAACTTTTCAATACCTTGATTAGCCCTTTGGGATACTTCAGCAAGGTTTTGTCGGATGGTGGCAAAGTCTGCCTCAAGTTCTTCTTCAGCAGTACCCTTTTCAAGTTCTACGTGAACTGGTTCGATAGACCTTTGGAAGTCTGTCGGTACAAGGTCTGTAGAAGATTGGAATTCTGGCAATGCGTCGATGAATTCCACGATCTTGTTTTTGGGAAGTTCTTGTATGATGTTTGTTTCCATAGTCAAAATTGTAAGTGTATGACATCTGGTTGTCCGGCTGTCCAATTGGCTTCACGGCGCACTTCTTTCGCACCATGCCTTTTATATAGGTCTGTAAGATGACCTTCAAATGCATTACCATGCGCTCCGGGGTTTGTTTGGACAGCATGTTTCACCAAAGCATCGCAACGACCTTTTACGCTACTGAATAAATTGCCGAATTCTCCATCATGGAAGATTGCATAGCCGGATTGCTTGTCCGAACTAAGAACAAGTCGTTTAGCCTTATTGTAATGTGATTCCGGGTGGTCTGTCAGGTTGGCTGCGCCATGAACTGTAGAAAGACTTGGTTTGATTGCCGACATGAATTCCTTTGTGGAAACTTCGTGCATGCCCAAGTCATCAGAAGATTCGTTCAATTGCAGTGCCGATACCTTATTGAACCCATGAATCTTGGCAAGTTTTGTTGCAACATCTTGCCATTCGTCAGGGTGATAGTGCCTAGCCAATCCGACAATCCCTAGATGATCTGCTTTGGAATCATATGTCTTACTAAATTCCGATCTAGGGTCTTTCAGTAGCCCTTTGACCGACTTTGGGACTTCGCCATTGTAGTCTGGTGAATTCATCTCATGCGGCAACACAACTCCTACTTGTGGGGCATAGTTCCATCGACCCCCAATCTGCCTAACTTGATCGGTATGCATATTGAACGCATTGGTATCGCCAGATGCTTTAGCAGCTTTAGCAGCTTCTCTATGAGCCTTCATATCAACAAGATTCTGTAGATTCATGGGTGTATAGTTCACCTGAGAATTCTGTCCACGGGTTTCTGCCGTGACCGTAGGAACCGCCAAATCAGAATAAAGCTGCCGATGACTATTCCATGCAGCTTCTTCACCCTTTGGGCCAAATTGTGTATTGTGAATGGCGTGTCCGTAGAAGTCATGAACTGCGCGGAACTTTTGGTTCAATGTCAACCCACTCTTGGGATCGGTCACGTCATGCGAATGTGGATCGCCGCCACCAAAGACATTCAGATTTCGATTCTTATGGACATCATTGACCATTTCACCAGACGACTTGTAATCAGCTTCACCATCATGGAAATGTAGCTTGACCGGAAGCGCATCAAATTGTCGGTTGGTGTCCTTCCCAAGCCTTTTGTAAGATGCATTCACGAAGTCATCATAATTGGTAGTTCCGCCTAGCGATGATGGTGAATGTTCCTTGTACGCATCGAAGACGGCCTGCTTGTATTCAGGGGAGCCTTTTTGCGCAAGTTCCATCGTCTTGCCAATAACATATTGCTTCAGTAAAGAACTTTGTGGATGTTCTTGTTTCAAGTCGTATGATGGATTGAATCTTTTCGCCGTCTTGTAGGCAACATTCAGTCTAGGGGACGCAATGATTTCCGAGATGGAATTCTTTGGTGTAGGTGCATCGGAATGTCCTGCTGGTGTGTAGTCCAAAGATTCGGCAATGAAATCTGCGAAGGAGATGAAGTTTAGTTTATTCATCCCCTATTTACAAATCACATCATCCCAAGTTTCTCGCAAGTCATTATAAAACTTTTGACAAAGCTGCTGCGCACAATATCATCACAAGTGAACCGGAAACTTCTGAATTCCGACATCTTGGAAGACACGTGTAAGAAGTCTCTAAAGCCGCTGACATCATGTGCAGATTTATTCAAGTCATCTTGTCTACCGTCACCGCAGAAAATGATCTTGGAATGTTCACCGACACGACCCGCAATAGTAGACAATTCCGACCAATTCATGTTCTGCATTTCATCCACCACAATGATAGCCCTATGGAATGAAATACCGCGCAAGAATGCAGTGCTTTCAAATTCCAGCTTCCCAAGGTCTTTCAACTTTTCGTAGGCATCTTTTCTACCCAATAGTTCTTGACAGATTGCGATGTATGGGGATTCAAATGGGGCTACCTTTTCGGCGTTATCGCCTTTCACAAAGCCTTGTTCACGACATTGTGTGGTGCTTCTAATGATAACGATTTTGTCATATTCGGTATCGGCATCAAGTACCTGACAAAGTGCATGATGGATTGCTAGGAAGGATTTACCAGTACCTGCCGATCCATAAAGAACAAAGGCCATATTGTCGGCATCGTCAAATGCGTCGAATACAGCCTTTTGGGTATCTGTCAATGGACTGATACGCTTGATGGCAGAATAATTGATTGTGCGAGGTTTTGGTGCAGTTTTGGCTAGGTTTTCAATGTCTTGGTCTAGCTTCTTTTGTTGCTTCGACAATCGTTTTTGTTGGCGCTCAATATTGCTGGGTTCTTTGAATAAAGCTACTGAGCGTCGTTTTGTCATGTAAGTCCCTTTCTTATGACGGATTGGGATTATTTACATCGGTTAAGTGGTTCTGAAATAAATTCCATCCAAAGAGAACTCGGTAAGGTTGCCGCCATCATAGTACACATATCCATCGCTATCAATGAATACGAAACCGATAACACCAGCCACCCCAGTAGAACCGGAATGAACCGCAAAGCTAACTCGCCCAAGGGGCCTGTATCCAGCGGGTAGAATACAAATAACTCCGGGGGTTGCTGGTGAACCGGGGTTGGAGATTGATCCTTGTAGGCGAACGATACCGAACGCATCTTTGTAGTACCCGGCGGCTACTCTAGTACCGCCTACATTCGCCCAACCATTAGATAGGGTTGGTGCAAGCACTGCTGGTAGTGTCTTTCCAACCAAGTCAACCGTGTTTACACTGACCGTCTCGAATAAATTGGAAATCGCATCTACTTTAAGAATTGACATGGCTTACCTTTGGTCAATATTGGAATACGATTCGGAGGGTTTCCGTCTGACCCGTGGCGCGTTGAATGGGCGGTCGTTGTTCGACGTACATCAGCTTTCCACTGTTCTTGTAGATTTCTGGTTGAACCAAGCTGGTGATTGTACTAGACCCACCGGAAACGCCAGTGATAGCACCGGATGATGGAATCGTACCAGACACATCATTGACGAATAGGTAACCAGTACCGATTTCAACAATGTATGCCGTGGAAGTTCCTGCCGTAATTTTGTCATCCACAACGAACCCAGCGGAACTCGCCACGTTGATTTTTGTTGTCATGTTGGCGGTGGTCGCCGTGAACGCGGTCACGTTGTCACTTGCCAATGGATTGCGCACCATCGAAATCGAACGGTAGTCATTCACGATAGAGAAGTCACCCCCCTCGGTAGAACTTAGTGATACCGTAGAGATGACATAGAACGCACCAATTTCGTCCAAAAGATTCTTGCCATGACCACCAATCGGGGCGATATTGGCATAGCAATTCAAGCCGGTTCCGGTAGGCAATGTGATTGTTGCGTATGTGTAGCCGGAACCAACAGCAGTAATGGTAATCTTCGTCACGACACCACCGACAACGGTAGCCGTAGCCGTACAACCAGTACCATCACCAGACACCGTGCAAGTTTGTGTACCATTGGTGTAGCCAGTACCACCAGCAATCACGCCAGCCGAAAAGATTTGCCCAGCAATCGCAGCAGATGAAACCGTCGAATCGGGTTCGGCTGGGATGAAAGAACTGTTCAAGAACTTCAAAACGGAAGTTGTGGACACCGTGTACAAATACTTCCACACATAGCCATCAGCAGTGGTGAATTGCGTCGTTGATGTCCCCGTAGGTTCTACCGTGGATGCCGCGCCGAAGTTATTGAACAAACACTTATAGACATTGTATGAAGAAGTCATCACATAGAATGACTTGCCATAAAGGGCTTGGTCTTCCGAATCATATTGGGTATAGATCGTACCGCTAGTCCAATCAAATCGTGGAGCACCTTGAATTGCATCGGCAGCTTGGACACGCTTTGCCGCAATTGCTGACCGATATGTGCGGTAGATTTGGCCGTAGGTATCTTCCGGCGTAGGGGGATTCGATTCGCTTGCCGTTGGGTATTCGACTGATGCCGTCCAAGGTCGGGTCTGGCCGATTACAACGTATGTTGGATTGCTGGCAAAACTTGCCACAAAGTTTGCAGCGTTTTCTGTGCGAAATTGCTGTTTGATAATTGCTGCCATGTGTCTATTTCCAATAAAGGTTATCGGTTATTTAAGCTACGATGATTCCAAGGGGTTCCATGTGCATCTTGATGTCTTTCTCGATGGACTGGATTTCCATAAGGGCTTCTTGCTTCAATTGTGTGCCGTTGATAGTGATACCGGACGGCATTTGGATGTTTTCGTACTTTTGTAAGTTGCTTGCCCATTGACGCTTCAAGTAAGCCGTGGAAAGCTGTCTAAGGTATCTGTCTGACCACACTTTAGGATTGGTTGCTGGGTCAAGGGTCTTGTGACATTCGACAACCACATAGTTGCCAACGGTCAAAGGCATTTTGCTGTCGATGTGCAAGATGCCATTGTGTTGACGGAAACGGAAGCAAGGTTCTGGGGAAAGCATCACATCAAGGTCTGCCAAATATTGCTTTGTGATGGCATATGGGAACATGCCAGAACCACCGCCGCTAGGGCTTGTCATTTGCCAAGCCATATCCGCACCCATGTGGTAATTGAAGTTGAACAACGTGTCGCCTGAAACTGACCCACCAAAGGTTGACCAATCAATCACTTTAAGGACAGCGACTACTCCATCTGGCAAAGTGATGCTTCTTGTGGCAACCATACCGGCATCCAATTGGGTAGCGATATAGGTGCGTTCTTCGGCATCTTCTTGGTATTCTTGCCAGAATTGCAAGGCTTCGTCGATGGCATCGGTGACTTGTGCTGGCGACACATTGATGCGGATTACACCGCCACCAAGCTGCCTAAGCGCCCATGCTTCAAGTTCGGCTTGTGTTGTTGGTAGTGCCAAGGTTATCTCCTGATAGAGGTTTGATTAGCATCCACACGCAATTTTTCGGCAAGTGCTTTGTGGTAGGCCGCACGACTATTACCAGACTTTTGCATGATGGTTGCAATGGTCGTATGCAAGTTAGCCGCCGTCATCAGAATCTGGTACAATTCGACATTGCCAGAACTAGCTTGCTGGACTTTGCCGAAATCACCTGAAAACGGCATGGTCATTTCATTGAGAACTTTGGTTAGGTCTGACATAAATAGTTTTGCTAGGATGCTTTAATAGGTCTTAGCATATTTACCCAACTTGCTTTAACTAGGAGTGCAATATGCCTTTTGACAAACTTTTTGACGAACTGAACAAAGTAGCCACCATTGGCTTTACTGAACTGTCCGATTTCCAACAATGGAAGTCTTATCCTCCCCACAACGTATTCAAGACAAAGACCGAAACTGGTACGGAATACACCATCGAACTTGCTGTGGCTGGTTTCGCCAAGAATGAAATTGAAGTTTCCAAGACCGGCGACTACATCTACATTTCCGGCGCACCTACTGATGTTTCGTTGGAAAATGAAGTTCCACGTACAGTTATTCACAATGGTCTTGCTAAACGCGCTTTCAAACTGAAATTCGTTGTGGCAAAGTATGTCGAAGTTGACACGATCAAGCTGGAAAATGGCTTGTTGACGGTTACTTTGAAGTACGAACTTCCTGACGAAGAAAAGACACGAATCTTCGAGATTCTGTAAGACAAAAGGGAGCAAATGCTCCCTTTATCATTTCTCGCCGCCAGCGGTCAGCAAATCATCTTCTTGTGGTTCTGTGACGATTTCGGTAGGTTCAATCTTCGCAGACTTTTCCTTTTTCTTCTTGACATCCTTTTCAGACTTGGCTTCATACAGTTTCTTGAATTGTGCGTATGGTGCATCTTTCAAATAGTCAATCAATTCTTCGGCGGGTTTGTTTACCTGCACCACACCGACTTGACCATTGATGGCATGTCCTGCTAGGAATCTATGATGACCGTCGATGACATAGTTATCGGACGACACAACCACACCGCCTTGCGGTTTACCAGTAGCCGCAATACCTTTCACTTTATCCCAATTGAATTGTCCTTGGGTTGGGATCAGGTCAGATGTTCGCACGGTCTTTTCGGTAGTCTTCAAATTACCATCGGATTTGATGTCGTCTGCTTTAACTTGCGGCATCCGATACCTAGACTTATTCAGACCTTTCCTTTCGTTAGGAATTTCAAATCCGGGGGATGATTCGGCAAGGAATTGACGCAAAGAAATCAGTCTGACTTCCTCGTGTAGTCCATGATCGTTGTTCTTGATGGCATCAAGAATCTCTGGGTGTTGGGTGTCTTCACGATTCTTTAGCTTACTGACAACGGAACAGAACTTGGAATGTTGTGCGATGTCTTTGTAGGCTTCTAGCTGACGGTCGCCATCGGATGCTTCGGTTTCCGAATATGGAACAGATGGTCTGCCTGCTTTCTTATCAAGCCTTTCGCCTCCACCATGTGATGCCGTTGGTGCAACTCGTGTCTTGGTATAGTTGTGTACCGGGTTAACGTCAAGCGTCGTTCTTTGGTCTGGGCTATGCCCACCAGTAAGCAACATTTCAGATGTCAATGAATGTTGAATATGCTCCCCATGTGGGTTAGCATTCAAACCATGAATAAAGTCTTCATGGACACCATTACCGTGCGCGTATGCCTTTCCATTAGAACCAACCGACCAATCGCTATCGAAATGATGTGCCAATTCCCCATGTGTCAACTCATGTGCAAGTTTTTCGTCGGTATGTTTACCGATGTGCTGTGCAACGTCACTATCCTTAAATGATTCTGCTTGTGGGATTGCTTCATTCGTATTGGTCATCAAAGAATGAATGGTTCTTGGATTCGTTGTCAAAGTTGCTGGATGATGGTCATCAAAAATACTATCATGATTTTCGTTCATGTCTTTGTAGTATTCGGCATGTTCACCGGTTGCACCAATCATGTCATGTAAGGTTTCGTTCTTTTCTTGTTCAGAACCCTTGCGCATGATGTTGTCGATTAACCCAGAATGATAGTCTTTCAGTTCACTATGTTCTTCTGGGTTGCGGGTATTCTTGATGGTTGCATCAATTTTCTTATGCAATGCGAATGCTTCGTGTGAAGGCATCTTTTCCATCTGATGAAAATCTTCGACTACTCCACGATTACTATTAGTTGAATTCGCCCTATTCAAAGCATGCTCATGCATATAGTCGTAGGCAGACTTTTCGCTGGTATCAATGTCTTGGTAATGACGTTCTGTACCATCACCATCATGATCTTCAGCATTTGAAATCAGCGAATGGATTGTGTGAAGTGCTTGTTCATTTGGGGGTAATTGATTGTGAAGTTTGCCTACAAGCGATTTCATGGATTCTTCATGATTGGACACGGCTTCGTAGTCATCATGCTTATATGCACGAATATCTGCATGTTCTAACCCAGCACGATTTGCGTCACGAACCGCATTACGAATCATCGAAAACGTAGAACCGGCATCGGTTCCTGCTTCAATAGGCTTTTCCATCTTGATCGAATTGCCATCATCGTTGTATAGCGAAGGGTTCTTCAAATAGATGCCGGGTTTCGATTCATAAGTCTTTTCAGACCAATCTCCAACAGCACCTTTCAACGCATCCTTGGTAGATGCCGACATAGAACCATATGTGCTGGCCTCTGGACGATAGATGTGATGACCGTCATTCTGGAATTGTTTCAAGTTAACCCTACCGATAGGGCTTTTCAGTTCATCATCCCCTTTCTTGGTAAGGTAGGCCGTCAAAGTCCCATTTTCGATGTCATGCTTCAGGTAGTGTTGATTCACCCCTTTGTCAGAATCCCCAGAAAACTTTGGCATTTGCATGCAAGATGTCCACCCACGACCACTGGACATGCCACAAACATCGTGCGGATTCCTTGTGATGACGATTTGCTTTTCGCCTTGCGCCGAACGTGATGGGTCTGCCGCATAGACTTGGGAATGTGTCATTTGCTCACCCTTCTTGTTAGAAAAGTGGGTATGAATGTCGGCAATGCCAGATGCTTCCAAAGCCTTGCCAATCTTGATCTTGCGGTTTGGTGTGTCCTTATGGTATGCTAGGCCACTATGGTAATCATCGGTTTTGTACCCTTGACTAGCTAAAGAATCAATGATCTTTTTTGTATGATGCAGTCCATCATAGCTTCTTGGATTGTCGGTTGAAATGGTTTCATCCACATGGTCAAATGGCAACACGATCTTGTCATTTCCCGCGCCGAATGCCGCATCGTGGTCGGTCTTTGCTGCACGACCAACATACATCTTATCGACAATCTTTTTCTGATAGTCGTTTAGTTCTTCTTCGAGGGCTACTGGGGATTCGATGCCGAAAAATTCGTGAAAGGATTTCATATGGATTCCAAAAGAAAAGGGAGCTAGATGCTCCCTTATTTACCCGAATTTTAGCTTACTTCGTTGTTCCATACCAACCCCATTGGCGGGTTTTGGTATAGGTTCTTGTGGTAAGTCGGCATCGAATAGACTCATCTTGGCGCGGTCAATCCCAACTGTCCAAGAATTAGGATTGGTCATGCTACCATTCCTGTTCTTCAATAACTTGAACCGAACCAAGCCAGCTTGTTCCAATTCCGGTGTACTTGTCATCACCCAGATCAAGTCTGCCGTATGGGTCACGGCAATACTATCGGCAATGGCATCGAGTTCGGGGTCACTGTTGTTCATACCACCGCGATTAGTTTGCATAGGTGCAATACCAACGCAATTGTAATCCATCATTACACCACGTAATTCTTCCGATACTGTACCCAAGAATGTATTGGTGTTCACATTCCCGAGTTTGACCTGATGGCTTGCCATAAGGCCAAGGTAGTCAATACAGATCACATCAGGCACAAACCCTTGCTTCTTCAAAGTGTTCAACAAAGTCCGTAGATGGACGCTGTGAAAAGTCTTTGGTGCATAAGCCTTGATGATGATCTTGCCGATTTCTTTTTGCTTCAACTTCTCCATCTTTGCGATGAAGGTTTCCTTTGGAATGTTCTTCACCTCCCAGATGTTCAGGTTCAGTAGCTTTGAATCAATCCTTTCGGCAAGTTTTTCCTCGGCCATTTCTAAAGAGATGTACAAGACATTCCTACCTTGGGATACATGGAAAGCCGCTTGGTCGGTCATGAAAAGGCTTTTACCAGTGCCTGTAGCCGCAATAGGGATCACCAAAGACCGTCTAGGCATACCACGGCCACCAAGAACCTTGTTAAGCATACTAAGGCTAAATGGGATGCATTCTTCCTTGCGGGTGTAGAAGTCATGCCTAGCTTCGATGTCATCAAAGTAGTCGTGCCCAATACTTTCATCAAAGTCGATGCTCAAAGCTTGCGCAAATAGGTCAGGAATGGCCTCTGGCAGCTTTTTTCCCTTGGTCTTATCCGATTCATCAAGAATGCTTAAAGATTCCATGATGACGTTATAACAAGCCCTTTCGGTCAAATACTTCTTGGTCTTTTTAAGCAACCAATCCATAGACAGTTCTTTCATCCGAACCGCATTGCCTTCTGACCAAATCTTGCGCAAGAATTCACTTGCAGCATTCACTGTGTCTTGGGAAATCCCTTTCTTGTCTTTAAGTTCGACAAGGCTTTCGTCGTGACTAGGAAGTTTCTTGAATTCATCGGCATACCCCTTCAAGATAGAGAACA